GTAGATGAGTCAAACTGAAACCATCTAAGCCACGTAGAGCAACATCACCCCAAGCGTCCTCTGCAACAATAATCATGAAATAAACATCAACATTTACTGAAGCCGCCGATACTAGATTAGTAGAACCAACAGCAGCACCACTCGCTAGAGCAGGACCAAGTTCAGGTGAAGTAATGAAACGATATTCATCAACTGCACCAAGTTCCCTTGGATGTGCTTTCATGCCTTGATGACCGTACTCAGCACATTTAGTGAAACCTTCGATTTCACGGATGTCATGAGCCATATCAGTATCCGTAAATACTAAGTACCCTGATTCAATAGGGGTAGTATTATAATCCGGTGAAGCTTTTATAACTTCAGTGATTTGGTCGGAACGATTCGCTTCAAGTGAACGTGTAATGTTACGTAGTCTGTTTAGTGTAACAGTTGCATCAACTGTTGCACGCGTAGTACCACCAGCATAAAACTTATTAGTACTCGCTTTTAAAACACCATACGCTACTAGCTCTTTTACAAGACCCATACGTTGACCAGCTTGTTTCATCATTGGACGAGGAATGTCATCTTCGTACAATTCGGCTGTTTTATCTGTGTAAGCATATAAGCAGCTATATTGATTAAGCTGAACAGTAATATCCTGTGGCGTGATTGTATCAGCCGTAGGTGTAACACCATCTGTAGTCAAGTGAGTATTTGGGTCAACTACCCAAGCATTTATGGTAGTCGAGTTAGTGGTAGCACCACCAAACGGTAGCCAACGTCTGAATACAACAGTATCCGACATATTCTTACCGATTTTGTGCTGGCGACCCGTAATGGATAGAACCATACGAGGAATAGCGTGTTTTAATATTTCCCCTTTCGTTTTAGCGATACGTGGGGTGTTCGTATCATAGGATACAATGCCCATAGCAATGAACTCCGATTAAAGAATTTAATAGTATAAGAAGCTCGACATTCTGCGAGGTTCTTAGTGTTTCCAATCGAAGGGTCGTTGCCGTCCGGTGGTAAAGGTCTCAGGGTTTTCACCGTGAATTTGTGGCTACTTATAATAGCCCTCTTGAAAAGCTGCATCAACATCACCATCAGTATCAGCAGGGGGTGCATAACTCGCGGCCTGTGTAGGGGTCACGTTGTCAGCCAGCCTCTGCAAGTTTTGGTCTTGAAGGTTCTGTTGTGTAACTTCTGGGGTAACACCTTGCGCTGCCTTGTGCAAGTCAAGTAACTGCAATGCTGCTTCACCTGACGCGTTACCGTATAGATTTCCTCTTTCTTGAGCCCAAACCGGATGGGTTCTTAATAAGCCATCGTAAAATGTTTGTGCATCTTTGTATACGACAGCAGCTCCCGCAGGGTCTGTTGCCATAAGGTTATTCGCATAACCTAAAGTCTGTTCGTACTTAGCCCTGTCTTCCGGTGATGGACCGTTTGCGTACACCCATTCTTTGAATTCATCCTGTTGGACGGTATTCTCCCACCCAGCATGATTAATGTCAAGTAGACGTTTCACGTCATTACCTGACTGGACCTGATTTGCATTAGTAGAAAGTTCGGTCCGTAAGTTATCTATCGCGCCCCCAATTGAATTTGTTATGTTCCGGTCGTTCTCGTCCAAGGCATCTGCAAAGGAAGCCCAGTCCTTACGAAGAATCTCCCGCTTGGTCTTATCAGTCATAGCTTCCATAAGCTGCTGGCTGGTTGGCTTGGGTGCCACCTGTTCCTGGCGTTGAATCTGGCTCTGCAATTTATTAGCTCTGCCCGAGGCAGAGTTGGCTATATTAGTAACACGATTTAATTCATTAGATATGGTATCAAATCTTTTCTTGATATTATCCGGTATACCTGCCCAATCATCTGTGTCAGCATTTGCAAGGTCTGCTATACCCGCTTTATCAACAGCCACCTCTTTAGCCACCGCAGCAACTACTTTTGCTGGAGGCTCGGGATCTGGTTCATTCTTTACTTCTGGTGTCGTGCGATTATCACCTTCGTATCCTTCGACTAAAGCTTTTTCTAAGTCATCTTCCGAAGCGAAGTTTAGCTTTGTGTCATCATCTGGGTGTAGAATTTTATCAGCCATCAGACTATTTCTCCATGTTGTTCAGTAAACGCTGAAACGATTTTATCTCAATTATACGTCCTCGCGTAAAAGTAGAGTCGTTCTCCATACTATCATTCATTACTCTTAGGTTATGTAAACGACCTTCGATATATGCAAGGATTTTTTGAACCCCACTTTGTTGTATTTCAAATTCGGTAAGAGGTTGTATAGTGGCTTTCATAAACTATTACCCCTTTTCATTTTCTTTTTGCTTATAATACTCATTACTAGTTTTTACCTCACTAACTAGCCTAGCACAATAATAAGTGACTATCGACTTTTTGTTCCGCTTCTGCTTGTTAACAATCTCGCCATCTATCATAGCTGCCATGACTACAGAGTCCCTAAGAAATTTAGGGACGTGGTCTTTATCGACTATTCGCCACGACTCATCATCCCGAGGATTTCTTGATTCAAAGACAACGATATTCTCGAAGTCGAGGTCTTTACCCACATCTAATTCTTTATGAACACGGCACGCTTTCTGCGTACAATCGACTGCACCACACGTAATATATTCTTTGCAAAAAACTACGCTCTCTTTAAGGACCATTTCCTTATCACAAAATTGGCAAAAATATGACATAACTAATTCCTTCTAATCTTCAAAACTTAATTCAAATGAGTGCTTAATAAGTTCAGGGATATTACAATCAGCATATAAAGTATCTAATAAATCTATTAAGTAATAATGTTCACCCATGAAAGATACAAATATAGGAGAATGCTCTCTACAAGATTCTCCATCTTTATGCTTATCGAAAAAGGTTAATTTACTTTCGTTAGTAGATACTATTAATCTATCATCTATCCTTTTTAAAACGTGAGAGAATTTGTAAAAATTTTCAGCTTTGTCTATTTCTTTCTTTGCTAAATACTCTAATCCATAAAATACTTTTACTTGTTGGATACGTGATAAACTTAACCAAAAGTTTAGGTTCTCAAACCATACTTCTATATGCCCTCTACCTTCTATTTTACTAATAGGGACTAAAAAGTTAAACTCTCTTTCTTCATTTGTCCCTTCTGTCATATAATACGTATTATAATGAGCTGCTATATTTGGTCGTTTATCTAGTTTTTCAAAAAGTTCTTCAATATTACTAAAAATAAACTCTGGATATTGACTACGATGAGTCTTAGGGTTATATAAAATTTTCATAATTTAATTCCTTCTAATCTTGAAATGATTTACCGTCCTTCGCTTTTCCTTTAGGTTCTACTGGAGGCTTAACGGCTTCCGTACCACTCAGTTGAATCTGAGTTTTAAGTTTCATAACTGTGTCTTGTAGTTTCTGTTTTATCTCCTCCACCTGACGTGCATCTGAACCAGCCTCTTTCAACTGAATCGTATACATTTCTAACTCGGTTGCCATTTGAGCAAGCGCAACTTTGACACCACGCTCTTTCTCTTGCTGTTGCATTTGCTGTTGAGTATTAACTAAGGCAGCGTCACGATTTCTTTCGTCATTCTCGGCTTTAGCTTTAGACTCAAATTGCATCTTCTCAGCCTCGAACTGTTTCTCTGCTGAGAACATTGCTTTGGCATGTTCCTGTTTCATTTGCTCGATTTGAGTTTTGTCGTCCTGACCTTGTTGCGACATGTTTTGCACAACCTTCTCCCATTCCTCATCATCGTATTCAAACTTACTTGGGTCGAGCTTGTTCATCTTCAATAATTCCATGAACCACTTCTTAGGGTCCATACCGAATAGAGGATTCATTACTTGCTCACCCATCTGAACCATCATGTTACTAGCCATATCCCTCTCTATCATAGCGGAGGAGCCTAATGCCACGACTTTCAGTTCAGTTTTCATGTCAGTATCTTCAGAATACTGCAATATATGGTCATAATAACGACCAATATGGGGCTCAGTTACTAAGTCATCGTACAGTTTAGCTACCCTTCTAAGGGCCGTTGAGGCGTTATTTTGCTGTAAATTCATCCCACCCAGGGTATTCGGGGTACGTTGAGAGGTCTGACCCTGCATTATAAGGGGTAATCCAGTAATATCTTCGGCTACCTTGAGCCCTATCTCTACAATACGTTGCATTTCTTCCTGCATCATGGGGGCAGTTATGAACCTTATCGCGTCTTCTGATATAGAAGTCCCAGGTTCTGCATCATCTGCTGGTATGAATATCTTCCATGCTCGAACTTCGTTGACACCATCAGCCGCTTGTATCAAATCTGTATCAATAAATAGCATTGGTCCACCCGCAATACCTGCGTTATCCATCATGTGCCTCATGGCACCTGTCACGATTCTTTGAGCCGGACGAATTTGACGTGCAATACCTAAGCCGAATGGGAGCCCCATTCTACGTTGCCATACCATAACGTCATATGGGAAGGCACCAGTCTGAAGGTGAGACATTGTTGCTTTAATAATACGGTTGTTAACCATGGTCACTTGAACGTGGACGAATTCTTCTGGGTCTAAGTTCTCATATTGGTCGAAGCCCTCTTTATGTTGTGGACCTTTTTTAGCCAATACATCAATAGCCATCAGGTCAGCTCTACGCATAAGACCATAGTAATACCAGATTTCAAATAGAGATTTTTTTGCAGTGTGAGAAGTCTTCAAGCCAGGATTGTCTGTGTCGTAACTAAATTCCTTAGTCACATCCATTGGACCCTCGGACGCGCATCTCCTAACTTGATTAGTAATGTATCCTGGGGTTCCCTCTAACTGAAGTAGACGTGACCGTGTAAGGTCATCCCGCTCCCAAGTGTAGTTACCATTATGAATGTCTTCACCACATGCAGGGTCAGGATAGAAATTTCTGTAGAATACACGAGTAGAGGCTGGTTTTATTTCCTCAATCTTCTTCATACTTTTACCAGTCCAGACCCACTTCGTACACTTGACAGGGATAGGACCCTTCAGCACACCCGAGCCAACTAATGCCGCATCCTCGATTACCCGTCTGTTATGAGCGTGGAACTTGCTCTCAAGGTGCCAGTCACGAATCTGGTTCTCAGCTTTCTGGGCTGAGATTTTTGCTTGTTTAATTATCTTCTTGGCTACACCGACAATCTTGTCTATCTCATTCTCTCGGTCTTGGGCGGTTGGTTGTGGTGCTGGCTGGGGTTGTCCTTCCTGAGTCGCCATTCCCGTTCCTGGGGCCTGTGGTGGTTGTCCGGCTTGAGGAGGAGTAAGTTGAGCCTGGGGGATAGCTGTCTGTGGCAACACTGTCTGGTCTTCCAGTTGTTCATGCTTATCGAGCTGTCTATGCACAGCATCTGATACTTTTCCCTTGACCAGTTCTAAGAGTTCCGGCTTTGCAGTAGCGTCCAACTTGAACGACATATTATCGACAGCAACCAGCATATCACCCATTCGGGCCGATACTGTGTCAACATAAGGTCGGGTAATATTAAGGAATATCGTGCTGCCCCTGTCATCCTTATTTTCATCCAATGGTAATTGTGACCCGAGGGGTTTTCCGCGCCATGCTTTAAGTTCTCGTCTGTTTGCATCATCTATTCCCTCATAATATTCTTCGTCCTCCAGCCATTCTTCTTCGATGCCGGAGTTCATCCTACCTTCTATAGCCTCTGACCGAGTCTCCGATAGTTTCACGCCTATCTGGTCCAGCCTCCCATACAGTGCCTTTAAATTTTCCTCAGCCTTTTTTCTGCCCATCGTCTTCTTGGCTTCTTTACTAAGGTCTTTCTCAGCCGAGTGTTTATAGAATGTGTCTGCCATGATTAAGCCTTATTTTTGTAAAGTATGGTGAGATTGCCAGCCGTAGCTGAATCGTCAGGGTCCACTATGACGTTGGTATCGAACAAGACTCCAGCTTCGCCACCAAAGTCTATGACCGTACCTGCTGACGAACTCGCTGGGATGATGAACACTACAGTCGAGCCGTTGCTAATATTAACAGTATGCGCCGAGAAGGTCGTATTGATATATATCCCCTTAACCAATGCCGCCGTACCCGTTACGGTCTTAGAGTCGGTCGTTATATCAACAGCAAATGGTTTCCATGGGGATTCCATTAGAACTCGCCTGTTCTGCTAACTTTGTTGAATGGACTTTTGTCACCTTCATGGAGTGCCGTGACCGTTGGAGATGAACCACCGGATAGCGTTGTCACATTCGCTTGGACATACGTCACTGGCTTGTCAATTACAAAGAGCAAAGCGAATGCCGCCGTCTTCTCTCCTGCTGAGAATGTTTTCGTTCCCAGGGCTACGAAGTTAGTGCCGTCAACGCTACCTTCTAAGTCAACAACTATAGTTGTCGGGGAGCCTGTAATAGTTATCGACAATGCGTGATGTTGCATAGGAT